GTGGCTCTAGGCTTAAACTCAAAAGCCTGAATCACATCGGGCTGAACCACGTAGTACTTCCTCCCATCACTATACGAAGTCCCTGACTCATCATACCTTACGGGGTCTGATGAAAGCAGGACATAGTACTCTCCTTCTTTATAATCAATCACTCGATCACTTGTAAAGATTAATGGAACGGGCTTATAATATTCATTGTCTTGACTCTGAAAGTTATTAGGCATCGTTAACACCACCGCATTAGCATCGATTAGATAATGTCTAAAGGCGATTGACCAATACCAACTAGATACACTACCCCATACTGGTATGCCTTCGCTAATGTAATCCTTCAATGTTTCACCCGTAGCAATCTTGCTAGGTATATCATCATCGAACATGATAGAGAAGTCAGGCGAGCGTGGAATCTTCATAAGACTATTGAATATCTTATTAAAGACAGGCTTTGTCTTAGGTACGAATATCTTCTTACGATAGGCTTGTATCTGTTCTGATTCGGCAGGTCTGCGCTCACCGATGAGTTTATCAGGATAAAGCCCCGAAGCATGGATGTCAATCTCGTGAGCCTTTTCACAACACACATCATAATGAGTATGACGTATATTGTAGGTGATATATGGTTCTAAGAATTTAGTGGTTATTTGTGGCATGGCTTTTAAATTACTTTACGTTCATTCATCGAGTTCATCTTTTGATGTATGGACATGGTAGCCAGTCCCGATCTATAACTTACATTTTTACAAATATCGTCATAAATTAATCTTTGCGCTTTAGGAATTAACTTGCCTCCTAGAGAAAACATTAAGTACTCTGTCTTAACCTTTACTGCCGTTATGTGCTTCTCGGCAGCGTACCAAAACGAAGGCTTGAATGGTACTTTGTGGGGCTTGATGCCATTGTCAATCATGCCAAGCATTAGGAATGGTTCATCGGGCTTATCCCCTGCAAAGGCTTTGGTAGGTAATATGCCTTGCTTATAATGTTTAAGGGCATCGCTAAATACATTCTTTGCCACTATCCCTTTTTTAAAGTAGATGAACTCACTACTTAGGTCATACCAATATGGTACGTCTAGATACTTTCCCATTACCCATTGACTTATTCCTTCCTGTGGGCTTTGCTCTCCTCTGTTAGCTATGGTAAAGTTGATACCACTTAAAGCCTCAAACATACCTTGTACATTAGCCGTTGGCGTGAGTATGGTATCGGCATCCATGAAGATCGTATTCTCGTAAGGCGAGTATTTATAGAGATGATATTTTAAGGTGAGCGGTGTAATCTTTTCACCATTGGAATAGTCGTGAAAGTCGGGTGCAATGATCTGATCGAAGATAGCCCTTTGCGTTTGGCTTAGGTGCGATAGTCCGATCTCATCGGCAATGATGCTAATGGGTACGATGGGATTGGTAGCCCTTAAACTTACCGCTAAGTTATAGGCATATCTCCCATAAAGGGCGTGCTTTGTTGCTATGGTTATAATTCCGTTCATATTAGGCAGGTTGAAGCATTATTACATTACCGGGATCGCCCGTAGGATTAACCATAAATGCAACGGCTGAATTTGTAGATGTATAATCCCCCGTGCCTATGATCGTGATTTGAAGCATTGGGGCTACGTATGTGACTGATGTATTTATTATTGTTCCGCTTAATCCAAATGACGTACTTGTAATCCAAGATTCTAAATAGGATGTTATCGCATTTCTTCCTACTAAAGTGGTGGCATCATTTAGGCTAAATGTACCATAACTTCCTTGACACGCAAATATAAAATCAAAGTTGGATGCCGTAACCGAAGTAAGGTCAAACTCCCCAACTATCTCGTAGCCTATCGTAGTCGATGGTGGAATCGTTACCACATTAGTCGTGCATGGTGATTGACCTATCGAGAAACATGACCTATTAAATAGCGTTTCTTCCTTCACTAAGTCAATTCTCGACTGCGCTAAGTTGTAACGATGCTCATCCCACTCAGGCTCGTAGTCTTTTAATGGTGCAAAGTAAACATCACTATCAAGAGTTAATACATCGCTTAGTACTTGCAGTCTAATAACGTCATGGCACGTTTCATCTACATAGTCGAACCACGCCTGACGAACCTTTCCGCTCTGAGCAAATGAACGACTAAATGAACCATTCGAGTAAAGATACTCCTCACCAACGGCAGGGTACTTGGGTGCGAATTGTAGTATGCGAAGTCTTTGGGTTAGGTAGAATAAGGGAGCAGTAACCGATCCGAAGTAGAACCCAAAGGCATATCCATCCGAGTAGGCTGACATGATAAAGGTGCAATCCCATCCGCTAGCGTTCCATCTAAAGGCGGTGGTAGAAATATAGATTACTTCAAAATCGCAGGCGTATAGTATCTTTAATTGATAGGTGTCATTGCAATCCATCTCGATAGGTGATAATTCACTTTGTAAGATCGAAGTATTGAAGCACCATATTATTCGATCATCCCAAAGTTCAAAAGCAATAACGCTTGATTCTTGTGTTTGTGCGGTGTTTACAACCGTTAATTGACAAATGGAATCGCCAGGATCTAAAGTATCAAAAAATCCAAAGTCATCAACATCGACAAGGCTTACACAACCATCAAAGGAATCTACCTTTCTAAGAATTAATTCTAATGATGAATCGGTAGGAATACCATAGAATGTGAACTCTCCATTGCCTGTTGTAGTACCCAAGTACACGCCTCCTAGAATAACCTCAAGACCTCCTGCCGTTGAGTCGGTTATCGTTAGCGTTACCCTGTGATAGTTTAAATCATTTGCATAGGCTGACGTGTTGACTAGGTCACCATCTAATGTAACAATAGAACAGTACTTGCCTTGCCCAGTTGTTTCATCATACGAGTATGTCCAATCTAAGTAATTAGCGTTCCAACAATCATCCGTTACCTGCTGAAAAGAGTTTACCGTTATCGCAATCGTATCGCCAGCAGTAGGAGTAAACCCTAAATAGAAAAATGTTATAAAAGAAGGCGTTTGATCGTTTATTAAATACACATCATACGTTCCTAGTGCATCGTATAAAACACCCTCTGCGCTACTTCCAAAAGCTACATAGACACCCATCGCACCCGTTACGCTTGTTATCTCAAAGGATAGTTTATAAGCCCTCCCCGCAACCATTGAAGCAAGTGTAAGAAAACAATTCTCATTTAATACATAGTTAGCCCCATCGTATTCTAGGTGGTTCACATCAGCACTAGTCCAACCGTTGTTGACAGTCCACGATCCCGTTAATAAGTCTGCGCCTAGTTCAGACATATTAGGATCACATAGCACATCCTCCAAGCACGGTGTAAGTATCTGTTGAACGCAAATAGTATCGTCAGCCGTTACCATCTGCGTATAGACATTCGGGTCGTTATTGAGGCAAGGCTGATCGGGAAGAGCCTGCTCAAATAGGAAGGGTTGGTTGGGTATAAAGTTAAGTGGCATCGATTGTAGATTTACTTGTAGATAAAACAAAGCTAGCCATTGCGCTAGTGTGATTATATTTTAATTCTTTTATCCATCCATACCTTAACTGTTGATTATTCATAGCGAATCCTATTTTACCAATAGGGTTATTTAGCACGCTATTAAAATCATCTTGAGTCATTGGGTAATTAAACTTATGTAATTGAACTTTGATATTATCGGGGTCAACATCATTGAATACTCCTCCTGCAATGGTAGTATCGGTTATTGCTAGGAATGTATTTGATGAACCTGCGTTAACTGTATAATGTTGTCCTCCTTGATAAACACCCGACTGAGGCACGCCATCAGGAAATGACTTGATACGATAACTAAGATAGTCCCCTGTTACCATTGATATGGTGGTGGGTGTTAGTGTCTTTACAAATGTGCTTGTTCCTCCTGCAACCCAATACGCATTAGCAATACCTACCCCTAAAAAGTTATTAGGAGTGGCAATCTGATAAATAGTTTGTAATATATTAGCTTGGTTGTAATGCTCAAGCCATATCTGATACCAATTAAACCCCGTACCATTTGCAGTTTGGGGCGTTATACTTAATTGAGCCGTTACCATATAGACCGCAGGTTGTGGTGCGGTGTATATTCCAGTTACTGTATCAAAGTTATTGCCGTAATCAAAACTCTCCGCAGTCAAGAATCCCGTAAAGTCTTCATTTGTATTAAAATTAACATGGCTAAAAGAAGAAGGCAAATATCCTAATGCCTCCCCAAAATTAGTATCCACATAAAAAGAAGCCATGCTATTACTTAATTCAGGTAAGTATCTTTGAGAGATATTGTCATTATTAAGCAGTTCATTGTAGTGATACCTTGCAGGGGTTACATTTAAAAAGTTGGCATTCGTTGTCCTTCCATTTGAAATATCCGTAAGTTCACTATTGATGAGTATAATATCTTTATCGTAGTCTTGGGATGCTGCAACAACTTGTTGAATAATATTACTACTCACCACCCAGTCGCTTGATAAATCTAGGGACTGATCTAAATTACAAGTTCCAAGCACATGGAACTCCTCTGTTTTGAATCCAAAGAAATCTATTGATTCAGGAAAGTCTATTGTGATAGTATCGGTTGGGCTTCCAAATTTGATGATAGCGTATAACTTCTCATTGTCGTAACTTGTAATGATTTCATCAATATTGGTTGCATTAAAGGTGTTCGATGATCCGTACAAATATTCCAAACTCTCAATTCTTATTATTGGATTGCTAAATGGATTCTCTACAAGTAGGATGATGGGTATTCTATTATTGATCTCTTGAAATAAAGTTATAAAATTAAATGCAGACCATTGACCTACATTTATGGTAGGCGTTACACCTCTCAATCTTTCGCCTGTTGTGATACATAACCCCTCCCATTCACCACCCACGCCAAAGGTAGAACTAGCAAAGGTTACCGTACTATCGGTCATGAAGCTAATGAAGTAGTTAAAAGCCTCCTCTATTCTACAAGATGGCACGTTATTTCTTACTAATGCATTTGCAGTAACATTATACACATCCAAGTCATATTGACTGGCTGCTGCTAATGGTACTAGGTTCTTAGTAAATAATCCCGCTAAAGATGTTTTGATATTCTTATTGTTGTTGACCTTGCTAAAAAAAGACTTGTCGCTTACCTTACATTTAACCTCGCAGGTCTTTTCATTGACCTCGCAATCGCTAATAAATATAATGCCGTTAAAGATGGTTGACCACGACTGATCGCATTGGCTTTGAATAGTTATATCTATCTTAGTACAAAACCCATCATTGGTGATCTTATCCATAATATAATCAAAACCCGAACCAATGAAGTTAAGCGTATATTCTTGATAGAGTAAAAATAGATTGTACTGCTCATCCCTTTTTATGGTAGATGAAACCTCTTCCCAATTGGCAGCAGGATCGATAATGTTG